GCCCTGCTTGATCAAGGTCAAACTCTACCAGTGCTGGATTCAAACGACGAATCTCTTTTACCTTTGACCTGATCTTACCACCATCGTCATGGTATTCTTTCATGAGATATAAAAAGCCATCATCTACAGTGTTTATATCATTGTGAAATTGCCTAAGCACAGACTCTAAACTTTGATCAAATATATTAGAATCTAGTAAAAATTGATTAAAATACTCTAATTGTTCTCTGTCCGCATTTTCTTTGGTCGCCTTTACTTCTATCCCACGGCGGAATACTTCTCCTGTAATATGACCTAAAGCTGTTCTAATTTCAGCAACGGAGTAAGAGATTGTCTGTAAGTCTTGCACAAGTTGCTGCCTGTACGCCATTTGGTGTCTAACCCATGTATTTACAATGTGGTCAAGACCAATTGAGGGGGCAGTACTTTTGTCACCTTGCTGTTTCATCAGTTGAATGAAATTCAAGCCTTCATTGAAATCAACCATCTGTTTTGCCATTCCGGGCATTTCAGGCATATATTCAGATAATTTCATAAATTAATCCCTACCTAAGTCATTAAAACGTTGCGAAACTAAAGTATCCATACCAGCTAATTTAAGAACAGTATCCATGGCTTTCTCTTTAATATGAGAATGTTCGGAATACGAAGTACGTGTATCAGCTAGTTGTTCTTTCTGCTCTGTAATTGTTTTTTCTAATGTATGTATCTTCGCTACAGCTTGATTATATTCGGCTGACATATCGTCAAACTCTTCTGAAGCCCCGCCGTTAGACACATTATCAAGTATGCCTGAACGCCCCGCTTCCTTCATTAGGGATATAAACGCCCCTTCAGATATAACCGTTACCGCCGAAGACGCATCACCTACTTCATCTTCTGGGCCTATTGTCTTCAAATCTTCATGCCATGTGTCAAGAATTCGCCACGTACCAGATGAATCTCTATTTGAAATATACTGCTCGTCACGTTCCCTGAGAATATTACCTAAAGTCATTATCTAAACTCCTACTTACCTTATCTATTATACTACAAAACCTAAAATTTACGCTATGTGGCACTTACTCCAACCACAAGATTTACACGTTACGCATCCACTCTCCTCAACTAGAAATGCATTGTCACAGCAAACTTCCTCTAATTCATTATACGTTTCTTCAAACCCCTGTAGAACTGGTTGAGGGTCTGAATCCGCTTTTACCAAAACTTCTTTATCCCTGCTACCAGACCTATATACCGTTATACCTTTACAAGCACTTTCCCAAGATAACATATACGCAGTATACACATCTTCTAACGTTGCGCTATTATCAAAGTTAATTGTTTTAGAGATGCCTGAATCACAAGACCTTTGGAAAGCAGCTTGCATCCCTACGTGCGACTCCGGGGAAATATCCATAGCAGTAGCGTATACATTTTTAACCCAATCAGGAACGTCTGACCTGTCTTTTATTGACCCTCCATTAGAAATATGTTCCATTAGATTATCAGAATAAAAGTTGTAACTTTGAGCATCTTTTTTGAAATATTTGTTTACATAGTATAAAGTTTCGCCCTCCAAGATATTCATCTTTTTCCACGCTAAAGCAAACGTAGGTTCTACCCCGCTAGAAGTGTCTGCTAACATAGAGATTGTACCTGTTGGTGCCACTGTTAAACGACAAGCATTTCTAAATTTCTGCCCTACTTTAGCGTAGTCGCTAGATTCCCATGCAGGAAATACGCCACGTTCTTCGGCTAAGTTAGTAGATTCTTTATCTGCAACATCTCTTATGAAACCCATAATAGTTTCACCGACTTGCCTTCCAGTTTCTGTAGCGTACCCAATGCGTAGACGAATTAGTAAATCTGCAAAGCCCATTACCCCTAAACCAATTTTTCGAGTAGCTTTAGTCATTGCCTCTATTTCAGGTGTCGCATAGTAATTAGCGTCAATTACATTATCTAAAAAGCGAGTTGATATCTTTATAACTTTACCTAATTCTGACCAATCTATATTTTGTTTCCAGTCTATAGAAGGTTCCGAAGAATTAGTAAGCTTTGATTCTGTAAAGAAATTAGCAACATTAATAGAACCTAAATTACAAGATTCATTTCCAAGGAGTGGTTGTTCCCCACAAGGGTTAGTTGCAATCATTTTACCGTAAGTATCAGATACATGATTGTCACGGTTTACTGCATCTAGGAAAATCATCCCCGGCTCACCGTTTCGCCAAGCACCGTACACAATTTTACTGAATACAGCACGGGCATCAAGTTCCTCTACGATTTCTTTCGTTCGGGGATTAATTAGTGGGTAGTTAGTTCCCGCCTTAACTGCCTTCATAAAATCATCTGTTACACCAACAGAGATATTGAAATTGTGAATTTCACCTTCAACCTTCTTGCAATCAATAAATTCTAGAATATCAGGGTGGTGGATATCCATGACAGCCATATTAGCACCGTCACGTTTTCCACCTTGAGTAATCATAGACGACACCCTTGACAAGGTTTTAAGAACTTCAATAGGCCCACATGAGATGCCGTGAGTTGTTTTAATCCTGTCCCCTCTTGGACGTAGATTAGATAATGCGAATCCGGTACCGCCCCCAAATTTTTGAACCATAGCTGTATCATGGGCAGCTTTCATAATTCCTTCCATACTATCCTCAAGAGGAAGAACGAAACAGGCGGATAGGGTGCCTTGTTTGGTACCAGCATTCATTAGTGTTGGGGAGTTTGGGATAAAATCTAAGTTTGACATGATGGTATAGAATTCATTAGAGGAAAGTTGAGCGTCGATAGCTAATTTACCATACTGAGTTTCCACTGCCGCTATAGCATCAGCCACCCGTCTAAACATAGTAGGAGCATCTTCAATAACTTCATTATCATCATTCTTTAAGAAGTACCTTTTTTCTGCTACAACTGATGCCTGAGAACTTAGCGTAATTGGTATAGTCCCGATGGAAGTGTCTTGGGTCGCCGTGGTCGTCATTAATTTCTCCTATCCTCTGTATCCGCAATATATGCATAATTTTCGTTCCCGCACCCAAAAACTTGGCTGGCATACCGATTCTGAACAACCGGGGTTTAAATGCTCGACACTTTCCTCAATGGGGTTTACGCTTTTTAAGTTTAGCATCTTATCTAAACGTTCGGAAACCCCTTTGTTATCAACTCCGTTTTCTTTCGCTCTATCCTCTGGGGTTTCCCCCGGTGATACAGCATCAAGCCAATCTGTAGCACTACCTAAAGTTGCGTACTTATAGATGGTAGTTTCGTATGCAGCTTGTACCGCCATAGCAATAGAAAAGAAAGCATCTCCATGTCCCATAGGAGTGACAGGTGCTTTTAAATCATTATTTACGGATATTATCTGCTGAGACTGCCTTTCATCTTTTAAGAGTTTTAACTTACCACCATGAACAAATTCCTCAAAAACCTGCGCCATGGTATGTTTACTTTTTGCTGTGAATACCATGGGGTGCCAAACTTGCGCTAACCCACGGTCTTCTAATTCACCTCTTGTATTATCAATATACCCTTTTTCTAGCTGAAAGTTTTGTGCAATTTCGTTTAAAAACTGGATTTGATCAGAGTAATTCCAACCGTCTAACCACGTTTGATTAAGCTGCCTTATCTCGTCCCCCACCCGACTAAAAATTACTAGGTGGGATGGGTGGCGCTTTTTACCAACATCGAATCCTGCGAACAACTGCTCGTTTTCTTTCTTTTGGTACGGGGTATGAACACTAAATTCTCGTAAAGAACTATCTTCACAAGCTGCAATATCCGCTCGATTAAAATAAGATTCTGTTTGGAATGAAGGCTGCAATAAAAACTCAGATGCGAAAGATTTCGGTCGTGCTTTTTGCTGCGCTAGCAACCATTCCTCAGAATACAGAGAGGGCATAAGTATGTGACGATCAGGGGTAGGATCAATGGCTGGTAAAACACGAGATATAAATCTATCGTCACGTTGAAGTTTGGATAATAGATCGTCTGGAAGCATAGGCGTTCCTAGAACAATAACAGGTGCCTCTTGATTTGGTATGAACATACTTTCCGTCATAAAGTGATCTTCAATTTTATTCATCTCCCCCAGTTGCAGGGGGTTTTCTGGGTCACGTAGTATGTCATCTGCAATTAAGGCACCGTTTACGTGCATACCACGTTTAAATGAAAACAAGCCTCCATGTAATATTTCAACAGGTTTACTATTTACTGTGTATCTGAACTGGAATTCAGCACGAGAGTTGCGAGCCGTAAGCATATTCATTAAAACAGGGTTTCTATTAACCGTTTTGTTAATCTCTGAAATATGATAACGTGCCATAGTGTCACTATACGATAGGTATAGAATTGACATATCACGAGTTGCTTTTAATAAACGCCACACACTAAACGCATGACCTAATAAAGTACTCTTAAAGTGGAAGCGTGGTAAGATTGCCACATAATTTTTACCATCTGCTAATGCCCGTTCCGCATCTTCTGCGATAACTCCAACATGCCAAGTATTAAAAAGTTCTGGTCTCTCAAAACTCTGCGACCAAATATCTATAATAAATTCATGGAAGCTACCAATGGAGTGTTTTTGGGTAGTAGAAAGCCCTTCAGATAACCTAGCTAACGCATCAGCTACAGTTACAACCTCGTTAGCCATTATTTATCACCCGCTTGTTGTATCACCCCTTGAAAGCGAACGGCTATACGGCTAACAATCTCAGGGTCAGCAATTTCCTCGACTAAAACATTTAGTATGTCCTGTACAAATTGCACGTTTATCAAGCCTTCCATTGTTTTCCGTTCGCCTTGAATACTCATATCTACAGTACGAGCAGCAACACCAGCATCATGGAAGTTTAAGTTCTGTAATTCATTCTGAGCTTTTTCGCGTATATCCGTATATGAATCTAGATGCTCTGTTTGAAGTCTAGCGAAACGTTGGCTTTCGGATTCCATTATAGTGGAGACACCAGTTTCTTGAATCTCTAAACGTTTCTCATCCCAGCTAAACTTTTTAGCCCAAGAGTAAATAGTAGAAATAGTTACCTCATACCCGAACTTCTCTGCAAGTTTTTCGGT